TACGGAAGGGCAAGCCGGTGAAGAAGTTGGCGGGCACCACGTTCCGGAAGTTCATCCGGCAGCTGGAGGAGTTGGGGTACACCGTGGAGTATCGGGAGCTGATCGCGGCGGACTACGGTGCGCCAACCTCCCGCAAGAGATTCTACATGATTGCCCGCTGCGACGGGAAACCCATCGTGTGGCCGAAGCCCACCCACAGCAAGACCGGCGCGGACGGGCTGCCCAAGTGGCGCAGCGCGGCGGAGATCATCGACTGGAGCCTGCCCTGCCCGTCGGTATTCGCCACAAAGGCGGAAATTATGGACAGGTACGGCCTGAAAGCGGTGCGCCCGCTGGCGAAGAACACTATGCGGCGGATCATCCGGGGCGTGGACAAGTTCACCATCCGCAGCGGCAAGCCGTTCATCGTACAGCAGAAATTCCAGAACGCTGCGCAGAACATCGAAAAGCCATTGACGACTGTTACGGCGGTAGGAGCGCATGAATTGTGCAAGCCGCTGCTGGCACCTGTGACGGTGACCAACACCAGCAACAGCGTGGGCGGGACGGTCGGAGCGCCGGTACATACCGTAACGACCGCAGGGAATCAGATGCTGGTAACGCCGTTCCTTGCGGAGTGCAACCACTCTGGCGGCGGGCATATTGCACCTGTGACGGATGCTCACAAGACCATCACCGCCAAGCATACCGGCGGCATCGTGGCGCCCGCGCTGATCCAGTATCACACGGAACAGACGGAACACGTTCGGGCATCCGGGCTGGGGACGCCTATCCACACGGTGGACGCCTCCAACCGATACGGCCTGACCTGCGCCAATCTGGTGGAGTATTACACCGGCGGCAGGCCGCTGGATGTGCAAGACCCCATGCACACCGTTACCAGCCACGACCGTGAGGCGGTGGTCGCCGCCCATGTTGTAAAGTTCAAGGGTGACAACCTGGGGCATGGGGCAGATGAGCCGATGCAGACAGTGACCACCAGCGCCGGGGAGTTCGCCGTGTGCAAGGTGTATCTGGCGAAGATGCACGGCGGCGACGAGCTGGGATACTGGCCGCTGATCCGCGACCTGCTGAACGAGTTCTGCGGCTACACGTTGGCGGAGGACGAGGTGCTTCTGCTGGAGATCGGCGGCGCACTGTACTACATCGCGGATATCGGGCTGCGGATGCTGTCGCCCCGTGAGCTGTACAACGCTATGGGATTCCCGCCGGATTACATCATTGACCGCGACTATGAAGGCCACGAATACAAAAAGAGCGCACAGGTGGCACGGTGCGGCAATGCGGTGTGTCCGCCGGTGGCATCCGCGCTGGTGCGGGCCAATCTGCCGGAGTGGTGCGACGTGACCATCACCACAATGGCGCAGTTGATGGACTGCGTGGCGGTGTGAGAGGAGGAATGACATGACAAGAGATGAGATCGTGACCGCGCTGCGGGAGCACGCTGAGCGAGCGGTTGGTAACGAGTGGGGAACGTCTATTATTACACTGGACGATAACCTTTCCGCTGCCGCTGACCTGATCGAGAACCAGCAGCGGGAGATAGAAGCGCTGCGGCAGGCCAATGAGGGTCTGCGGTTTAATCTGGCGGAGAAGGACGGCGGCGAGACTTGTCGTGCAGCGCTGGCCGCTTTTGGCAGAGATTCGCAAATGATGGTAGCCATTGAGGAAATGAGTGAGCTGACAAAGGAGCTTTGCAAAAACGGCAGAGGGCAGGAGAACACCAACCACATTGCGGAGGAGATCGCCGACGTGGAGATCATGCTTCAGCAGATGGTGATGCTGTTCGACTGCGCGGGACAGGTGGAGACATTCCGCCGGCACAAGCTGGAACGGCTGGCGGGGCGGATTGAGGAGGTGAAGGGATGAGCAATAAACAGACCATCATGCAATTAGCCAACGAGGTTATCAGGTACCTAAACGCCTGTGCCGATGAGGCTTTTGTTGAAAGCGTTTTGGAGTGTATCAATGACGGCGTGGAGTTCGGCGAGGACGAGATTAGGGAGGTGGAGTGATGGCGAAGTACATTGACCAGTCCGTAGCAATTGCGCGGCTGACCCATATAGAAGTGACAAAGCCCACGGCTACTATGACGGATGCCAAACGTGCGCTTGCGGATATGTTTCCGGCCGATGTGGCGTCGGTGGTGCATGGTCGGTGGGTTCACCATGATGACGGCGTAGTTACTTGCAGTGAATGCGGAAACGCAGAATCCAGTGAAAGCTACTATTGCAGGTATTGCGGGGCGAAGATGGATCTGTAAGAAACCGGCACAAATGAAAATACGATGGGAAAAGGACACGCTTGACACCGAGGAATGAAAGGCAGGTGGGGCGCATGGCAAGCGGGAGCTATCGGCAGGTTTATGTGGTGTGCCCCTACTATGTGACGGATAACGGCAGGGACAGGATCGTATGCGAGGGGCTGACCTCCGGCGGGCAGAACCAGACCTTTTACCAGAAGCGGCAGGACTACGCCTTGCAGATGGAGCTGTTCTGCTGCGCTGACTACTGGCGATGCGAGATATGCGCCGCGCTGGATGCCAAATACCGGGAAGATGACAATACGTAGAGGGATGGGCTATGTGCCCGTCCCTTTGCTTTTTGTGGTGGGATAGAAATTGCCATTTGCGGTTTGGTAACATGGTAAAAACGCAGTGTGCATTGAGAGGTGGTGACGAGTGGCCAATGAGAAAAACCTTATTCCGCATCAGTTTACATCAGACCAAAACCGTGAAGAAGCCGCGAAAAACGGCAGGCTGGGCGGGAAAGCGTCCGGGGCTGCGCGGCGCCGAAAAAGAAGCCTGAAGGAAGCGGCTGACCTGTATCTGTCTCTCCCCGTGGAGGATAAGCGGCGCTGGAACAAACTGGCCCGCCGGTATCTGGACGCGGAGGAGATCGACAACCAGATGGCCATGATCGTGGCGCTGTGGGACGGGGCCATGTCCGGTGACGCGCGGTCGGCCAAGGTGCTGATCGACCTGATCGGCGCGGAGGGCGAGGAGCAGAGCGGCGGCGAGACGCTGGAGATCACGGGGCTGCCGGAGGAGTACAAGCGATGATACTGGATATGTCTCAGATCAGCGACAAGCAGGACGCTTTCCTGCGGGACGGACACCGGCATGTGGCCTATGGCGGGGCACGGGGCGGCGGCAAGAGCTGGGCCGTGCGCACCAAGGCCAAAATACTGGCCTGCGAGTATCCCGGCATTAAGCTGCTGATCGTGCGAAAAACCTACCGGGAGCTGGCCAACAACCACATTGACGTGCTGCGACCGGAGCTGCACGGCATTGCCAAATACAACAAGTCCGACAAGGTGTTCACCTTCCGCAACGGCTCCACGCTGGCCTTCGGCTACTGCGCTACAGACAGCGACCTGATGCAGTATCAAGGCGCGGAGTATGACGTGATCTTTCTGGACGAGGCGGGGCAGCTGCAAGAGGACTGGATCAAGAAGATCAACGCCTGTGTGCGCGGCACCAACGGCTTTCCCAAACGCACCTACTACACGCTGAACCCCGGCGGGCCTGCCCACGGGTATTTCAAGCGCCTCTTTGTGGACAGGCGCTTTGAGGACGGGGAGAGGCCGGAGAACTACAGCTTCATTCAGGCACTGGTCACCGACAACAAGGCGCTGATGGCAACCCAGCCGGACTACATCACGGAGCTGGAGAATCTGCCGCCCAAGCTGCGGGAAGCGTGGCTGTACGGCAGCTGGGATATCTTCGAGGGACAGTTTTTTGAGGACTTCCGGCCCGATCCGCCGGTCAAGCTGGCCAAGGACTTGGGCACCACGGTAGAGGAGCTGCGGAAGCAGCACAGATGGTGCCATGTGATAGAGCCCTTTGAGCCGCCCCGTGGGTGGAACATCATGCGCAGCTACGACTTTGGCTATGGAAAGCCTTTTTCTGTGGGGTATTGGGCGGTGGACTACGACGGTGTGCTGTACCGGATCATGGAAATGTACGGCTGCACCGCTACCCCCAACGAGGGCGTGAAGTGGTCGCCGGACGAGCAGTTCCGCCGCATGGCAGAGCTGGAGCGCAGTCACCCGTGGCTCAAGGGACGGGAGATCGTGGACAGTGTGGCAGACCCGGCTATCTGGGACGCTTCACGGGGTGAGAGTATTGCCGAGACTGCCACGCGGTACGGTATCTACTTCTCCCCCGGCGACAACCAGCGTATCCCCGGCTGGATGCAGGTGCACTACCGGATGCAGTTCGACGAGAACGGCTATGCCCGGATGTATGTGTTCAACTGCTGCAAGGCGTTTATCCGCACCATCCCGCTGATGATGTACTCCGAGACAAAGCCGGAGGATCTGGACACCGATCTGGAGGATCATGTGGCCGACGAGGTGCGGTATATGTGCATGTCACGGCCCATCAAGCCGGTGGTGCCGGTGAAACCGAGGATCATACTCAGCGACCCGCTGGATATGTTCAAGAGGCGATAGGAGGAACATATGGAAGAAACCAAGACAATGGAAGCTCCGCAGGCGGCGGCCATCGGGGCAGAGCAGGTGAAGAAGCTGACGGCGGTCTTGCAGAAGTACAAGACCGGGAAGAAGCGCACGGAGCAGCGGATCGTGGCCAGTGAAAACTGGTGGAAGCTGCGCAACGACGCCGAGGAGAGCGGCGACAGCCTGACCATGGCCAAGGAGGGCTTCAAGAGCGCGTCGGGCTGGCTGCACAACGTGATCGTCAGCAAGCACGCCGACGCCATGGAGGCGTACCCCGAGCCCAACATCCTGCCACGCGAGGAGGACGACCGGGCCGAGGCCCACATCCTGACGGCCATTATCCCCTGTGTGCTGGAGCAGAATCAGTTTGAAAAGACCTATTCCGACGTGGCGTGGCAGAAGATCAAGAGCGGCACCGGCGTGTACAAGGTGGTGTGGGACAAGGGCAAGCTCAATGGGCTGGGCGACATTACCATCAGCAAGGTGAACCTGCTGAACCTGTACTGGGAGCCGGGGATCACCGATATCCAGCGCAGCCGGTACTTCTTCCATACGGAGCTGATGGACAAGGATCTGCTGGAGGAGCAGTATCCGGAGCAGCTGAAGGGGAAGCTGACAGGGCAAAGCTTCCTGTCTACCCGCTTCCTCTACGATGACACGGTGTCCACCGACGGTAAGGTGACGGTGGTGGAGTGCTACTACCACAAGTATGTGCAGGGCCGGAAAACGGTGCAGTACGTGAAGTACGTCAACGAGCAGGTGATCTTCGCCACGGAGAACGATCCGGCGCTGGCCCGGCGGGGACTTTATGACCACGCCATGTATCCCTATGTGTTCGACGCGCTGTTCCCCATTGAGGGCAGTCCCTGCGGCTACGGCTTTGTGGATATCTGCCGCAATCCTCAGACGTGCATCGACCTGCTGAACACCAGCTTCGTCAAGAACGCCATGGCGGGTGCTACGCCCCGGTATTTCAAGCGGCAGGACGGCGGCGTCAATGAGAAGGAATTCCTTGACCTGACCAAGAGCATCGTCAACGTAAACGGCAATCTGGGGGAGGACAGTCTGCGGCAGATACCGTTCCAGCCGTTGGACGGCGTGTATGTCAACTACCTCGACCGGATCATTCAGGAGCTGCGGGAGACCAGCGGCAACACGGAGACGGCCACCGGCTCCACCAGCAGCGGCGTGACAGCGGCCAGCGCCATCGCCGCCTTGCAGGAGGCCAGCGGCAAGGGCAGCCGGGACAGCAGTCTGTCCGCCTACCGGGCGTACACGGAGCTGGTGAACCTGAGCATTGAGCTGATCCGCCAGTTCTACGACATGCCCCGGAAGTTCCGCATTGTGGGACAGTACGGCATGCAGCAGTACATTACCTATGACAACAGCGGTCTCAAGCCCCAGGCGCAGCTCTCCATGGTGGAGGGTATGGGAGACAGGCTGCCGGTGTTCGATATCAAGGTCAGCGCCCAGAAGAAGAACGTGTACACCAAGGTGAGCCAGAACGAGCTGGCCCTGCAATTCTTCCAGATGGGCTTCTTCAATCCGCAGCTGACGGATCAGGCGCTGATGTGCCTTGACATGATGGAGTTCGACGGCAAGGACGGCGTGATGCAGAAGGTGAGCCAGAGCGGCACTATGTTCCAGAAGCTGATCCAGTACATGCAGTTGTCCTTGCAGCTGGCGGCAAAGGCCGCGCCGGAGATGGTGCAGGGGTTGAGCAATGACATCATGCAGACTATGGGCGTGACGCCCACGGCCGGCGGTGCGGCGGCCGTGACCACAGAGACCGACGCAGAGAAGGAGCCTGCCATTGTGGAGAACGCCAGAGCACGCAGCAACGACAGCGCCCAGCCGGACGGCGGGGCCGTGACAGGGAGGGCAAAGGATAAATGATCGATGTGACCTATGACCGGAAACGGCTGATCCTGAAGGTAAAGGGCCATGCTCACAGCGGCGAGGCGGGCCATGATCTGGTGTGCGCCGCCGCCAGCATTCTGGTGTATACACTGGCGGCCAATGTGACGGAGCTGTGCGCCGACCGGCGGAGAGTGCGGCGGCCTGTGCTGGAGATCAAGGAGGGAAACGCCACCATTTCCTGTGCGCCGGTGCACGGCATGCAGGCGGTGACAACGCTGGTGTTTGATACTGTGTGCGCGGGCTTTGACGTTTTGCAGCAGCAGTATCCGAAAAATCTGACGTATCGGGTGATTTAGTGGTGGGATAGAGATTCCTGTGGGCAATGGTGTAAGCTATACTTGCCTTTCATTTTCACCTCCTTTCTATGGCCGCCTGCCGGTGGGCGGCATCAGTACACCGGCACCTCTATGCGGGCAAATGTTCCAAGGCGGCGACGCGGTCTCCAAAACCGTGTGTGGTGGGTTCGATTCCCAACTGTCCGCGCCATACTCCATCGACTCGCCGGTCGTAAGCGGCAGATTTTCAGGAGGAAAACGCATGGAAAAGTATTTCAAGTGGCTGGGCTTGCAGCTGTTCGCCGAGGGCGGCGACGGCGGCGAGGGTGCGGCTGCGACACCGGGCGAAACTGCTCCCGACGCCGGGGAGACGCGCTTGCGGGAGCTGGGTGTGCCCGAAAGCGTGCTGGCAAAACGGGCGAAACGGGCCAAAGCAGCCCCTGCGCCGCGCATGGAACAGCCTGCCCCCAAGCAGGAGGCCGCGCAGCAGGAGCAGCAGCCCACCGATCAGCAGGACGCCGCTGCCGAGAATCCCGCACCCGAGGGAGACAATGCAGCCCCGGCCCGGATGAGCTGGGACGAGATCATGGCAGACCCGGAGTACAACAAGCAGATGCAGTCCGTCATCAAGGCGCGGCTCAAGACCGCCGGTCGGGCAGAGGACACGCTGAGCAAGCTTTCTCCGGCGCTGGAGCTGGTGGCCCGGAAGTACGGGCTGGACGGCAAAGACCCGGAGGCGCTGGCAAAGGCCATTTCGGAGGACGATTCCCTGTATACAGAGAAGGCCGAGGAGATGGGCATGTCGGTGGCGGCGGTGAAGCAGATCGAGCAGCTGCAGCGGGACAACGCCCGATTGCAGGCCCAGAACGAGCAGACCGCCGCACAGCAGGCGTTCAACGCCCACATGGAGAACCTTCACCAGCAGGGGGAGGCGCTGAAAAAGACGTTTCCGTCCTTTGATCTGCTGGAGGAGCTGAAAAACCCCGTGTTTTCCCGCATGACCTCGCCCAACAGCGGTTTGAGCGTGGAGGATGCCTACTACGCCATCCACCGCAAGGAGATCCAGCAGGCCGCCATGCAGGCGGCAGCGCAGAAGACGGCGGAGCAGATGTCCAACGCCATCCGATCCGGTCAGGCCCGCCCCGTGGAGAACGGGACGCAGGCACAGGCTCCCTCTGTGACCACATTTGACTATGCCCATGCTTCCCGTGAGCAGCGTGAGGCGCTGAAGCGCCAGATCAGGGAAGCTGCGGCCAGAGGGCAGAAGATCTATCCCGGCAAGTAAGCCGCGCTTCTCCCTCTGTGACGACGAGAGGAGAATTGTACATGAAAACTATCGCAACCAAGCTGATGGTCTTTGCCATCAATTTGCAGCTGTTTGCCGACGCGGGCACTGTGGTGAACGCCACCGGCAACTATGTGAACGCCTATGACGGCACCACCACCGCCTTTTCCGGCGCCAACACGCTCAGCGGCGAGCTGAAAACCTTCTACGACACGGAGCTGCTGGAAAACGCCCGTGTGGAGCTGGTGTATGCGCAGTTTGCCAAGAAGCAGCCTCTGCCCAGAGGCCGGGGCAAGACCGTGGAATGGCGCAAGTGGAACACCTTCGCCCGTGCCGGTAAGCTGACCGAGGGCGTGATCCCCACCGGCCAGAAGTTCGGCATGAGCGTCAAGACCGCTTCCATCGACCAGTACGGCACCTTCGCCGCTGTGTCCGACCAGTTGGAGCTGCACGCCTATGACGACGTGATTCTGGGCGCTACCGAGGAGATGGGCGCATCTCTGGCGGAGACGCAGGAGGTGCTGATCCGCGACGCGCTGCTGACCAACACCAACGTGCTGTACTGCGACAATGTGACCGAGGACGGCACCTTCGTGTCCACCCCCACCTCCTGCGCCACCATGGCGGCGGGCGGCACCACCGGCAGCAGCGACAGCGCCACCCCCAACGGCTGGGCCAAGCTGACCCCCGACATGGTGGCCAAGGCCGTGACCAAGATGAAGAAGGATCGCGTGCCCATGATCCACGGCAAGTACGCGATGGTGATCCACCCCAGCGTGGCCTATGACCTGCGCAAGAGCAAGGACTGGGTGGAGGCCCACAAGTACGCCGCCACCACGGAGCTGTTCAACGGCGAGATCGGTGAGCTGCACGGCATGCGCTTCATCGAGGATGTGTTTGCCCCGGTGCTGACCGGCAACAACTACAAGAATAAGGCCAATGGCGCCACCTACGCCTGCTATGCCTTCGGCAAGGATTCCTTCGGTATTATTGATCCCGACGGCGGCGGCGCGGAGATGATCGTTCACGACAAGAGCGAGATCGGCGGCCCGCTGAACCAGTTCAGCACCATCGGCTACAAGTTCGAGACCAACGGCGCCACGATGCTGTACCCCGAGCGCATGCTGCGCGTGATGGCGGTGTCCAGCTACAGCGCCACCGATACGGCCAACTGACGACCCATGAGGGGCAGGGAAAGCCCTGCCCCTCTCATACTGTAAGGAGGACAACATGGCAGATAATAACGTGAATATGCAGAACCCTGACGGCGTGCAGGTCGATCCTGCCGCTTCCACCACCCAGCCAGAGGAGAAGAAAACCAGAAAGAAAGCCGCGCCTGTGGAGGAGGAGCGGGTGGAGGTATATATCCCCCGCGGACAGTCCAACGACGACCCCAACTTCTTTGTCAGCGTGAACGGCACCAATTACCTGCTGCCCAAGGGCAAGAAAAGCATGGTGCCCCCGTGTGTGGCGGCGGAGATTCGCCGGGCCTTTGAGGCACAGGAGATGCTGGAGCAGAAGAAGGAAGAACTGCTGGAGGCTGCAAAACAGCCCCAGTAACAACAGGACACAAGGAAGGGGAGCGGCGGCTCCCCTTTTTTCAAAGGAGGATATGACGATGACCATCAATGAAGCGGTGGAGCTGGTTGACCGCATGAAGCCCAACCAGTACGACAACGAGACAAAGGTGCGGTGGCTCAGTAAGCTGGACGGGATGATCTTCTGGGAGGTCATCGCCACCCACGAGGGCAGCACGCTGACGCAGTTCGACGGCTACGGGGAGGCCGACCCGGACACGGTGCTGCTGGTGCCGTATCCCTATGACGAGGATGTGTACAACTATTTCCTGCAATCCCAGATCGACAAGGAGAACGGGGAAATGGCCAAGTATAACCAGAGCGTGGTGCTGTACAACAATGCCTATCAGACGTTCTGGAACTGGTACAACCGGACGCATGTGCCGCTGCCTGCGGAAGCGGCCTTCCGGTTTTGAGAGGAGGGGCGCAGTATGCCGTATTTTCCCACCGTGGAGGAGACCAAGACCGCACAGCAGGTGACGGACGTGTTCCGGGGCTATCACCATGACCTGCGGATCGGGGACGGGGAATTCTACGAGATGCAGAATCTGACCTCCGACTACTACCCCATGCTGGCCAGCCGGAACCGGCGGGGCGTTCTGGACGCCACGCTGACCGCGCCGGGCGGCATGTTGGCAAAGGAGACGCTGGCCTATGTGGACAACGGGAAGCTCTACTACAACGGCTATGAGATCGTGGGCCTGCGGCTGACGGCGGGCGAAAAGCAGCTGGTGAGCATGGGCGCGTATCTGCTGATCTGGCCGGACAAGAAGTATCTCAACACCAAGGATATGAGCGACTTCGGCGACATGGAAAACACGGTGGCTGTTTCCTGCGCGGAATCCAATGTCCGGTATGATATCTGCGACGCGAACGGCGCCGTGATACAGGACATTGCTACCACGCAGCCGGAAGAGCCGGAGGGCGGCCAGTATTGGCTCGATACCACGCAGACGCCCCATTCTTTGCGGAGATATAGCGTTTCCTCCGCGACATGGGCCACGGTTCCCACGGTATATGTCCGCATACAGGCGACAGGTATCGGCATGGGGTTCAAGCAGTATGACGGCGTGAAGCTTTCCGGGATTGCCTATCCCGGCGAGAGCGCGGCTGTAAAGGAGCAGTATGACGCGCTCAACAGCACAAAGGCCATCTATGCCGTTGATCCGGAGAACAACTACATCGTGGTGGTGGGCCTTGTTGACGTGGCGGTGACGCAGACCACAGGCACTGTGACGGTCTCACGCAGCGTACCGGATATGGACTATGTGTGTGAGAGCCAGAACCGGGTGTGGGGCTGCAAGTACGGCATGGTGGACGGCAAGGCCGTGAATGAGCTGTACTGCTGCGCACTGGGCGATTTCAAGAACTGGAACCGATTTCTGGGCATCGCCACCGACGCGTGGGCCGCATCCGTGGGTTCGGACGGCGCGTGGACAGGTGCGGCCAACTATCTGGGCTACCCCACGTTCTTCAAAGAGAATGTGATCCACCGGATCGCTATCAGCTCTGCGGGCGCCCATCAGATGACAGAAACGGTGGGACGCGGCGTACAGAACGGCAGCGGCAAAAGCCTGTGCGTGGTGAACGAGGTGCTGTATTACAAGGCCCGTGAGGGCGTATGCGCCTATGACGGGAGCTTCCCCTCCGCTGTGGGAGAGGCGCTGGGAGATGTGCGCTATCACAATGCCGTGGGCGGCGGGTGCGGCGGAAAGTACTACCTGTCCATGCGGGATGGGGCCAACGCGTGGCACATGTTCTGCTACGACACGGCAAAGGGCCTGTGGCACAGAGAGGACGATCTGCATGCGCTGTGCTTTACCCAGATGGACGGGGAGCTGTACGCCATCGACGCGGAGACAAAGCAGCTGCTTGCCCTGCATGGCAGTCAGGGTACGCCGGAGACGGCGGTGAAGTGGGCGGCGGAGACGGGCCTGATCGGATATACAACGGTGGAGCAGAAGTATGTGAGCCGGTTCAACCTGCGGATGCTGCTGCCGCGAGGGTCAAGGGCGGATATGTATATCCAGTACGATTCGGACGGCGTGTGGCATCACTGCGGCCACATGGAGGGCGTGGGCACAAAGAGCTTTCTGCTGCCAGTGCGGCCCCGGCGCTGCGACCACTTCCGGCTGAGGATAGAGGGCGAGGGCGAGGTTCGGGTATACTCATTTGCAAAGATACTGGAAACGGGGAGTGACGCATAATGGTGAATCTGTCCACACCGCCCATGGTGGCGGGGAAGTCCGCCGAGGAGCTGGTTTCTGTGCGGCGCTACCTGTTCAGGCTTGTGGAGGAGTTAAACATGAGCCTGAACAGCCTGACAGTGGAGAATTTTACCCCCGCTGCCGCCAAGGAATTTGGCGGGGGTTCCCTCACAGAGCAGGCGAAGCAGGAGATCAGCCAGACGCAGGACGAGCTGAAAAGCCTGATTATCAAGAACGCCAAGTTCGTGCGCCAAGAGATCGACAGGATCACCCACGAACTTGAGAGCAACTATGTGGCCGTCAGCGACTTCGGAACCTTCCAGCAGAATGTACAAGCGGAGATCACAGAGACGGCAGAAGCGCTCCAAAGAGACATAACGGCCACCAGTGAGATCGTTGACCACTACATTTCCACGACAAACGGCTATATCCGGCAGGGTATTGTGGGGTATGACGGCCTTACGCCCCTGATCGGTATTGCCATCGGGCAGGACATTACGGTGACGGGACTGAAAGAGACCGTCAACGGTGTGGAATATGACATCATCGACAAGTCGCACAACATGTCCATCTGGACGACGCAGAAGCTGTCTTTCTACGTCAACGGCAACGAGGTGGCCTACTTCGCCAACAATGCGCTGACGGCAAGCAGAATGTCGGCCGGAAGTCTGGAGGTGGCGGGGAACTGGGCTATTGACGGAAGTAACGGCCTTGCATTTAAGTGGATCGGAGGTGGGACGTAATGGCGTCAACAGTTTGGGGGACTGAGCCTCCCATCACCATCAGCGTATCGGATGATATTTCCAGATTATCGTCTGACAGCGAATACTACTCAGGGACTGTGACGGTTTCCGGCTCCTTTGGACAGGCTCCCGACCACACATGGACATATGAATACTGGATCGAAGTAACGGTAAACGGTACGACGAAGCTGCTGAAGAACAACACCACAGGCTCTATCCGATGGTCGAACTCGATATCTTTCCCGATATCCGGGGCGACAACGGCAAGCAGCATTTATCTTTCCATCAATGTACATCCGCAAGGCGGCAGCAGAGGCGACCTGGATATGTCCTACCGGACGAGCATCGGCACATATGTCCCGCCTGCTACAGAGCCTGCGTCTGTCCCCACGCTTTCGGCGGCGTCCACCAAGCTGGGCACGGGCGTTATCATCTACACCAACAGGAAGAATACGAGCTACAGGCATACGCTTACCTATGCGTGTAACGGCGAGACGGGAACAATTGCAACAAATGTGACCTCGAACTATACATGGACGCCGCCGACAAGTCTTATTGATAAGGTCACATCGGCGGGCACACCGTGCGCGATCACCTGCACGACCTACTATAACGGCAATGAAAGAGGAGCAAATATCGTCTCGCTGATCCTGTACCCGCCAGACGATGCGCTGCCTGAGGTGGAAAGCGGCTGGTACACGGTGGTGAGAGAGAATGTGCCTGCCGCTGCTGGAATTGAGGACTGGATAAAGGGCTTTTCCAAGGCCGTTGTCACATTTGACGCGTCCAAGGTATCTCCGAAATACGGATCTTCGGTAAGCGGGTTTTCTGTGACCTACGGCGGCTTTACAACGGCGGCGGTGGATAATGCGGCCAAGACGGGAATCCTCTCCGCTACGTCTGCCGTTATCATTGTGAGAGTAACAGACAGCAGAGGGTTCAGCACGACCGAAAACCACACGATCACTTTGCTGGACTACGCGCCGCCCACGATCACGGACATTTCCGTTTTCCGCAGCGACAGCCAGATGCAGCCCAAAAATGACGGCAGATACCTGTGCGCAAAAGGCACGATCAACTACACGGGGCTTAATGGCAAGAACAGCGCGGAGCTGAAAGGCGCATATAAGCAGTCCGGTGCTTCCTCCTATGGCGCGGACGTTTCCATGCAGGGCGGCATACCGAAACTGGTCAACAGCACGGAGGTAAACGATGATAAGAGCTACATCGTCAGGCTGAAGGTAACGGACGCCCTTGGTACGGAGACGGTATACGAGCAGATGGTTCCCACCAAATCCGTGGCTTTCCACCTGAAAGCGGGAGGAACGGGCGCTGCTTTCGGGCAGATTGCTGAGTATGATGATGTGCTGGCAGTGTGGTGGGATATCCACGCGAACGGAAATGTGCAGATACGCGGCAATGTTTCGGCGGGCAACCTGAAAGATGTTGTGATCGAGCAGGGCGAAAGCGGCAGCTGGACATACCGCAAGTGGGCAAGCGGGATCTCGGAAGCATGGTGGCACTCCGGCAGTTTAGGGGCTGTTTCGCTGGAAGAGGTGGAGGACGGCGTGTTCAGTGCGGACAATATCAAAGACGCTTCTGTGGATCTGCCGGATGGCGTTTTTGCCGCTGCGCCGGTCTGCTGTACCGCCAATGCCCTGACCAACACTTACGCGAACGCGCAGGCATGCGCTGTCACCGCTGCCGCCGTGAACTACCGTGTGTGGCAAAGCTACGGCGGCAGCGTGATAATCAACGATGTTCACATCCATTGCATCGGCAAATGGAAAAATTCCGAAGAAGGAGAATGATGACCAATGGCGACATATAACAAGCTTTCCATCGGCTCCAGCGGCGAGGAGGTGCGCAAGCTCCAGAACGCGCTGATGAGCGCGGGCTATGACGTGGGCAGCAGCGGCGCGGACGGCAAGTTCGGCCCGTCCACCAGCGCCGCCGTGAAGAAATATCAGAAGGACATGGGGCTTTCCGTTGACGGTGTTGCCGGGAAAAACACGCAGGGGGCGCTGTATGGGAACAGCGGCAATACCACCGGGAAAAGTACGGTGCCCAGCAGCACAGGCACGGTGCGGCCGACAACGCGCACCACCACGTCCAAAACCCCGACGCTTACCTATGACGCGGCGGGGGATCAGGCGTATCAGGAGGCATTGAAGGCGCTGCTGGAGGCCCAGAAGAACGCCCCCACCTACGCCAACAGCTACGAGGATCAGCTGAAAGACCTGTATGACCGGATCGTGAACCGGGACAAGTTCCGGTATGACATCAATCAGGACGAGCTATACCAGCAGTATGCCAAGCAGTACGCCGAAAAGGGCCGGATGGCCATGATGGACACCATGGGGCAGGCGGCGGCGCTGACGGGCGGCTATGCCAGCACCTACGGGCAGGCGGTGGGCCAGCAGCAGTACGACGCCTATTTGCAGCAGCTGAATGATGTGGTGCCGGAGCTGTACCAGATGGCCTATCAGCAGTATCAGGACGAGGGCGACCGGATGCAGCAGCAGTACGGCATGCTGGGTGATCTGGCAGACGATGAGTACAGCAAGTACCGGGACGCCTACAACCAGTGGCTGACGGAACGTGACTATGCCCAGGGCAACGCGGACACCGCCTATGACCGGGGGTATAACCAGTGGCTCCAGCAGTGGAACCAGTTCAACACGGACAGAAATTACCAGCTGGAGAAGGAGAATGCCGACCGGCAGTATCAATTGCAGCTGGAGCAGTTCCGGTGGCAGCAGGAGCAGGCGGCGCAGGCGCAGGCGGCTGCGGCGGCAAAGAGCAGCGGCGGAGGAAGTTCCAGCGGCGGTTCCGGCGGCAGCAAGAACACGGGGAGTTCTTCCTACAAGGACACCACCGCGTACAGCAGGGCGCTGGCCTATGCCAAGGCGGGGGCGCAGTCCCGCCGCACAGCGAATCTGCTGAACGGGTTCGTGCAGCGGGGCGAGATCACCGCCGCCCAAGCGGAACAGATCATGAACGAACTGTATTAACATAGGAGGTCAACACATGGCGGGATTTGATCCGAGTAAATACGGCAGTAAGAAGAGCAAAATCTACGGGAGCAGCGCTGCGGATACGAGGGTGGACAGCGGCACGGAAACCGGGTTTGACCCCAGCAGATACGGCGACAGCAAGAGTAAGCTCTATTCCCCCGGCAGCATGGTGATTACGCCGGAGCCGGTGGAGACACAGCAGAAAAAACGGGAGAGACAGGTAGTCTCTCCCTACGGTACGTTTCTGGGGGGATTCTCCTTTGCCGGAGATCGGCAGAAAACCGCCAAGGAGCTGGCGGACGAAAAGGCGCAGCAGGAGTTGTCTGAGCAGGAGTACCAGCGGCTTTTGGGGCTGGAACTGGACAAGTACCGCACCGAGGTGGAAAAGGCCGGAAAAAAGGCGCAGGAGGAGAAAGCGCCCTATAACATCCATGCTTTCGGCGGCTATGACGCCAACCGGACGACGGAGGCGGAGCGGCAGTATGCCGCCATGAAGGCCGATCTGAACAAGGCGGAGAGCCTGCAATACGACGTGAAGGGCCGCGAGGCGCTGGACAAGCTGACGGAGGAGCAGACTGCCGCGCTGGAGGTGCTGGCAAGCACAGAGGGTGTTCCGGCCGCCGCGGCGCAGGCTGACTATGACCGAAAGGTTGCTGCGCGGGAGACACTGTTGGCGTCCGGTCTCTCGGAGGACGAGCTTTCCCAGCTGGTGAACTATCAGCGCAATATTCCCAAGCGGGAGAAGAATGCGGAGCGGTACGCCAAGGTACAGGAGATGGCGCGGAATGAGGGCGAGAAGTCGCCTATTGGCGGCACGTTGCTGTCCGTCCCTGCCAACCTTCTGAGCGGCATTGGCACGGTATACACGGCGGTGGAAAAGCTTCGGAATCCCGATACCCCGGCGGACTACCATTCCCCGGCCATGCTGCCCTATGCCTACGCCAGCGGTGTGCGGGGCGAGGTGACGAAAAACCTCCAGTATGACCACGGCGATGTGGCCGCGTTTGCATATGGTGTGGGTACGTCCATGCTGGACAGCGCGGCCACGGCGGCACTGGCGGCGCTGGGCGTTCCGCCTGCTGCCGCTTCGGCCACGCTGGGCGGCGTGGCGGCCACCGACGCGATGGTGGCGGCAAAGGATCGCGGACTGGACGACAGCCACGCCATTGTCACCGGTGTGGCGGCGGGCGTGATGGAAAGCTTCTTTGAGAAGGTAAGTCTGGAAAGCCTGATCCACATGAAGCTGCCCACGGGCACGTCAAAGCAGAAGCTGGCCGGAATGCTGAAAAATGCCGCCATTCAGGGCGGTATCGAGGGCAGCGAGGAGATGTTCACCGACCTTGCCAATTTGTGGTGGGATAAGGTGATCAACGGTGACATGGCCGACGTGGAGCAGCGGATCAATGCCTACATGGCAGGCGGCATGAGCCATCAGGAAGCACAGCAGAAGGTCGTGGGCGAGACGATCAAGGACATTGCGCTGGACTTCGGCGCCGGTGCGCTGGCCGGTGGCATTATGGGCGGCGGCAACATGGCGGTACAGACCGCCGTGCAGCACAGCAATGAGCTGACAGCGGAGCGGTATCGCCAGTTCTTGCAGGAGGCCGGGGTGCAGCTGGATGACCAGCAAAGCGCGGAGGACACGGCCTTGACAGAGGCTTCCGACAAGTACGGGGCGCAGGCGGAGGTGTTCCGCAGCACCTATGCCGAGGGGCAGGACGTGGCGCTGTATGATTCGGCGTACCGGATCGCCTATGAGTACGGCAAGGCGGGAGCCAAGGAAGAGGCCGTGATGCAGCAGGAGGATCTGAGCTATCTCAGCGAGACCCAGCGGAAGATCGCCTATATCGCAGGCCGGGAGGCTGCGGCGTGGCAGAACGGGCTGGGCGAGAACGGCGGCAAGGCGTGGGCCGAGGTGCAGAACGCCGACGTGGAGAGCAAGGGCAAGCTGCAAGCGGGTTTTACCGTTCTCTATCAGGCGGGCCTGCGGCGGGAATCTGCTGCCAACGTG